AAATTACAATTAAAGGTTCTTAAATTATATAAAACTTCCTCCAAACATATAGATTAGGTTTTTCATAACCGTTCCCTAATCTTACCCTGTCGTTCTCTACGATGGGGTTTTTTATTTGTTCTCGTAGGTGGAAATACAGATGGCCAATAATTGATCCTGTGGTTTGTCTTCACCACCAATGACACCCATACAACGACTTACGTAGTCGTTTTGACTCTCGTCAGGGTCTGGTGTTGGAACGATAAAACTCTCATCCACCACCAATGATGGTACCAACGGTGGTTCAATTTGTTTGGATAATTCCACTCTAATTCGTTGTAAGTCGTGAATATTCATATTATATAGTTCCTTTATTTTTAAGTTTCTTATTCTCCCACATTAGTTCTTCAATTCTTCTTTCAAGTGCAGAAACTTCTGTGGTTAGATTTTCAATCTTCTTTGCCATATCATCTATAATTAAATTATAAACATTGATAGATTTTTCTAAACTATCCAATCTACTTGATTGTAAATCCACATTCTGTTTCCTATAACCAAGAACATATCCAATAATAGATGTTCCTGCTGCAAGAAATATTTGTAATAGTACGTCTTTCATATATTAGAAACAATCAGGGCAATTCCACCATGCTTCACCTTGTTCAGAATAAGGTTGAATATTACCACCATTACCCAAGTTTGTTATTTGATTAAAGTTCCAACCCTTGCGAGTTGAATGTCTTAAGAATATTCCGTTGTTATATTTCTGAACCCTATCAGGTACCATACCATCAATAGTAGATGCGTTGTTGTAATCAGGGAATTTGTTTTGTCCTCTACCTGTTAATAGGTAATCAATTAATCTTTGAGAATAAAAATCAGCACGTTGTTTTTGTAATGAACGTAGATATTTCATTGTCTCAATTTCAACAGGAGCACCAAATTCATTATTACCTTCTTGGATACCACGGTTTAATGTTCTGTACATTAGATGTGGTATAGCATTAAAGTACGCTGTTTGAATAAGATATGGTTGGATATAATCATTTACCAATGTTAATTCATCAGCATTAAATGTATTACCTGTTGATGTAACTTGTGATAATAAATGATTATAGAATTTTGATCCTAATATTGTTTGTAAATCAATATCTTGTGCAACTTGAACCTCCGCTTTAAGAACGTCCATGTCCACATTTTTATTGATGTTGGTGAAGTTTTTTAATTTAACTTCGGAGATTAATAATACGCCCATTATATTTGTGTTGGAGTTATAGGTTTATCATCTACTACTGGCTTTTCTTGAACATCACCCGTTAAGAATAACGATAATGGTTTAATTTCCAATGTAGTTGGTTTTTCAAATTTCAATGATAATAATTTATTAAACACTGGTAAAATTTGTTTTTGATATGGTTGAATTACCATCTTACGGAAATATTCTGAATGTTGTACAATCTCATCAGAACCACCTAATTTACCAGTTGTTGCAATACCGAATAACTCTGCACTTGAAACTCTATGTGCTGATAAAATATTACGAGTAATATCATCGTTTAATGTTTGATAGTAACTGTCGTGGTCGTCACGTGGTATTTGTGTAATTTCAGGAGATTGCTCCTTACTTTCATTAAATGATATAATAGCTTGTCCTGCATTATCTGTACCACTATATTGTGATTCCAATGCACGAACGATAATACGTTGTTCTTCTTCACCAGGTATTCCGTTGTTATAGTTAATCCATAAACTTGGGTTCATTCCTTTACGAAGATTGTTCATGTGGTAGTTCAAACTTTCCACATTAATTTCTATTGCTCTTTGACCCGCTGACCAATCAGGTACAGCGTAATAAGTCATAGATGGCATATAATTCTTAAAATATAATAATTGAGATGGGTCTTTTTCTTGTTGAGAAAATCTTTTAATTTCTTCTGGTTGATATTTCTTTACATTAGACCAATCAGGTGAGTAGTAATAACAATCAATCTTATCATCTTGATTCAATTTACCACTTCTAATACGAGAAAAATCCACGTGATATATTTCAGAAATACTCTTTCTATCATTTGCCCAAATAACATTTAATGCAAATCCACCGAAAATCATATAATCTAAAGCACATTTTCTCATTACTTCAGAAACATTCTCACTTTCATTAATTAAATTAATTGTAGACATTGGATTGTTTAATGAAACAACACCATCTCCCATAATCTGATTTACTTTTGAAGTAATTACAGATTTATGGATACTACAATTATCATATAATCTAATGAAGTATTGCGGTAATAGATTATCTAAACCATAAAATACCCACGGTACTCGTTGAATTACTTCAGCAAATACAGGTAATGAAGCCTGTGCAAAATCTATTTTCTTTAATTCAAACTTTTTTAAATCACTCATAAATTATTCTTGTATGTATATATAATTTTCATTAGTTTCATTTTGAGAGATATACTCTGTAAATGGATTAGCTTCAGCAGTTCCATCAAGAACCACCATACCAATAAATACTAATTCATTATTGGGTTGACCATATATATTAAGTTGGTACTGTCCCTCGTAGTTTAAATCATCAGTTGTAAAATCTAAAGTGATAGTACAATATCTAATATTCTGAAAAAATTCATTTGGGTCATTTGTTTGAATAGTATATGACTTAACCTCCTTACTCATAATATGGGTAAAAACTAAAGTATAACCTGTAAATGTATCCCTTGAATTGTTATTGATATTTAACACCAATGTATTTTCCTGACCTTTATTCAAATAAAGCATAATAATATATATCTATACCTATAAATATAGAAAAAGTCAAGTTGAACAGGATAAACACAAAAAAAGAGGCATAAAGCCTCTCTTTTCATTAGAAGATATAGAAATTGTCCAATAGGACGAACATTCAATTACCCGTCAATTTGTGCACCTCCAAATACAGAAGCTAAAGCACCATCAATAGTGTTTGCTGGAGATGGTTCTTGACCAGAAAATATCATTTCAAATCCGTTACGATCACCGTAAGCAGTACCAGTAGCAGCAGAACCACCACTTAAGTACATACCGTTTACTTGACCCAAGTAATATTGAACATCATTTTGGTCAATACCGATGATTTGTATTTGGTCGTTTTGACCTAATACTTTTAATTGGTTTCTCTTGTCTTGGTCATACTTGAAGAACACAGCTGTTAAAACTTGTTCCCAATAGATAGTACCATTTTCAAAATTCTTTGTAGTATTTTGAGACAATGAAGATGTATTTCTTTTTAATTCAAAGCCATATAAAGTAGTTCCTGAAGTAGATGTAGCACCAGTAATTGCACCGTCAACATTGTAAGTAAGTCCTGTAACAGACCCACCACCACCAACGATGTAAATTTTCTTAATACCACCTATACCATCTGAACAACCCAATTGGACTCCTGAAGATATATAACAACTCATATTGTTTAAATTTAATTTTTTTTGTTTTTTAATAAAGGGGACTTTCACCCCTTAATGTTTTTATAATATCAATTAAGGTTGACCATTCCAAGCCATGTATTTGGTTGAACCGAATGTTGCCACGGTTGCACCGAAGTTAAAGTTTGAACGAATACGAATTTCGTCAAAATCCACACTATACCAAGCTTTCAATGTCTCATCAGATAATAAGTCAACACCATAAACCATATATTCAGCTGGTGCGATAGTTACTTGAGTTGAACCATTTAAACCTAATGTAGGTAATACTTTAATATTTGTGTTTGGATGTATAGCTGACATATTTGAAGTAACATCTGTACCAGCAATATAGTTAGTAAAGAAGTTTGCTCTTGTTAAAGCTTGTACATACAATCTGAAATAAGCATAAGACATAAACACTACTAAATCTTCACGAACTAAAGCATTGTCATCTAATACGTTGATTAACTTATCAACTTCTGTAATAGGATTGCCACTTGTACCATATGATGCTGAGCTTGAGAAAGTTGTACCACTTGAGTTAGCACAAGAACCAGAAAAAGTATTTCCTGTTGAAGTACTAATCATCAATTTGAAACCATTGAAACAGTCACCACCTGCAGTTGTTGCAGTCCATAACTTATCTTCAACGTGTTGTTCAATTTGCTTTCTTTTTAAATCAAGAATCATTTGTTCAAATGGAACAGTTTCTTGAGTTTGACCTGCTTTCATCAACATTGATTGATAAGTGTCGAACAATGCTTTGTAGCAAAGGCTTTCGAACAGAGTCTCAGGACATGTAGTTATTGAATGTTGTGTAAAAGTTGTTGTACCACTTGGTGATAAAGAACAGTTTCCTGCTTGGAACACTGGAGTTGAATCCAATAAGTTTAAAGCTTGTGTACCTTTAATACCAGTACGTACGTTAACGACAGAAGCTGTAGTTCCACCGATAAGTGCTTTCGCTAACAATTCACCACCTACTTGGTCAGAATAACCACCAATGGTAGAAACGTCATACGAAAATTTTTGATTTTTTAAATTACTCATTTTGTAATATTTTTTTTAATTTTTTTATTTATTTTGTAATGATTTAAGAGCAGCAATTCTTGCAGACAATGTATCATCATTTTCTTTAGTAAACACTTCTGTTTTACCGTCAGATAATTTCTTACCAGCTGGTTGTTTTTTGAATGAATTAAATTCATCTTGTAATGAACAATAAGATTGTTCCATTTTAGAAACTTTCTCTCCCATTTTAGAGATAAACTCTTTTAATAATTCCATCATTTCTTTTGACATTTCCATTGGAGCATCAATAGCAGGTGCTTCAGCTTCAGGTATTTCAACACCTTCACCATCTTCAACCACTTCTTCAACCTTTACAATAATTCCGTCTTTAGTTTCAATTTTAGTTCCGTCCTCAAGTTCATGTGTTCCGTCTGGTGCGGGAATTTCCGCATCTTCTGTAACTACAACTACTTTA